CTTTCAATACCAAGGGCTTTCCCTCTGGTTTCTCCGAATTTCTTAAACCAGCAGCTGTTATTGGTCTATGTGCAGCTGCTTACCATGGTGCATCTTTTATGAAGTCAAAGATAACGCCTTCTGTTATTGCTGATGATATGGCAAAGCTTGGTATTGAAAGCGGACGAGCTCCTGCCATCTTGGACGATAGGGATCCACGGAATAAATTAAGGATAGAGCCATCATGTGTTGCTGTGAATAAATATTTAACTGAACCATGCTCTATACAAAAAGAGGATATTAAATTAGTCGCATCGCATCTTTCAGCAAAGATGTTACCACTGGAAGGTGATTTACCGAGAAGAGTTTTAGATATTAATAGGGCTCTTAACGGTTATGATAAGACTAATTTTGATAAAATAGACCGGGATACTTCCCCGGGTGAACCATGGGTTGCTAAGTTCCATGGCAAAGGTAAACATAACATTATCACTGAATATCCGTATGAATGGAAACAAGAAGATGTTAAGTTTGCTACACTACAAAGAATAGCATGTTACCGTAATGGTATCAGCTATCCTACAACTACAGTGACCTTCCCCAAGGATGAATTAAAATCTCACAAGAAGGTCAAAGAGGTGAATACTAGAACAATAGAATGTTTACCTATGGATCTAACCCTTGCAACAAGAATGTATTTTGGTGCTTGGATTTCTATGTTATATAGGAACAACGCCAAATTGAGCTGTCAAGGAGGTTTGGATCCAAATTCGCCACTTTGGGGGGATCAAGCGCGCCGCTTGCTCTCAAAGGGAAACAAATTTGTAGCAGGTGACTACAAGAATTTTGATGGAAAACCTTCAGCCATGATGATTGACTCAATAGTTTGGGCAATTAATAATTGGTATGATGATGGACCATCCAATGCCCGAGTAAGACACATGATAGTCCGTGAGTCTTATGAAAGAATAACCATTGTAAATGGCTTCTTTGTACAGTTAGACCATGGTATACCTTCGGGTTTTGCTCTCACCATGTCCCTTAACTCATGTCTAAATGACTTATATAAGGGCTGCGCATGGATTAATATCATGCCCAAAGAACTACGCTCCTTGGATATTATGGAGCAAGAGACTGATGCGCTCACACTTGGCGATGACCATGTTATAGCATTATCCGACAAAGTTTGTGAATATTTTAATGTGCAAACTTTCGGTGACTACTTAGGTAGTGTCGGTGTAACGTACACCGACGCGCACAAGAACCCGTACTCTAGTGCGCAAAAGTATACAGGATTTGAAGATGTTTCATTCCTAAAACGTACGTGGCGTCCCCATCCTCAAGATAAAACTTTATGGATGGCACCCCTGGACCAAAGCACGATCGAAGAGAGATGTCTCTGGGTTAAAGATGTTAAGAATTTTACACAAAATAAAGTTCGAACCATTGTTAACATAGAACTCTCACTTAAAGAGGCGTGCCCTCATGGTGAAGCTTACTTTGAAAAGTTAAGGAAAACTCTGATGGCCGCCTGGAGCAACGCCAAGCTGCCACCGTGTGAATTTCCTGTCGTTTCTTACGATGTACAGATGCAGAATTTGTCTGATCTACTTAGAAACGGGAACACCATAGTGAAGATCACTGAATGAGTTACTTTAGAGTAGCTC